CGCTCGCTCAGGTGACGGTAATACAATCTTCTGGAGAAATGTAATTAATAATCGTTCTAAGTATGTTTGGGTAGGTAACGAGCCAGCATCTTACAGAACTCAAGCAAACACACAAGATTGGGATAATGCCGTTTCATCATCACTAGCATTTAAAACTCTTTCAACAGTCAAGTCATATTCATTAAATGGTGGTTCTTTAACACCAAGCTCAACTTTAGATGAGGCTGATAAAGTTGCAGCATTCGAGCAACAATTTTCAAATTCAGAAGATGTTGATGTATCACTCTTGATTGCAGGTAATATGACTGCATCAAATGCTAAGTCGGTAATCAATATTGCAGCAAATCGTCAAGATTGCATCGCATTCGTATCACCAAAGGCTTTGGATGTTCTAAATGCAACATTAACATCAGATGACGCAACATTCACTGTACTGAACAATTATAGAACAACATTAGGTTCGTCATCCTACGGTGTAATGGATGGTAATGCTAAGTATCAATATGATCGTTATAACGATAAGTACTTATATATTCCTCTCTGTGGTGACACTGCAGGTTGCTGTGTAAGAACAGATAACACAAGAGAGCCTTGGTTCTCACCAGCAGGATATGATCGTGGTCGTATCAATAACATAGTAAAGTTGGTATGGAACCCATCAAAAACTTACAGAGATAAGTTATATAAGAACAACATTAACCCAATAGTATCTTTCCAAGGATCTGGTGCAATTCTCTTCGGTGATAAGACTCTACAAACCAAACCAAGTGCATTTGATAGAATCAATGTTCGTAGACTCTTCAATGTTCTAGAGAAGACAATTGCTACAGCAGCTAAGTTCCAACTCTTTGAATTCAACGATGCATTCACAAGAGCACAATTTAGACAATTAGTTGAGCCTTTCCTTCGTGAAGTTCAAGGTAAGCGTGGTGTAAGTTCATATGCAGTAGTGTGTGATGAATCTAATAATCCAGCAAGTGTAATCGATCAAAATCAATTCGTTGCTGATATCTTTGTTGCACCAGCAAGAAGTATCAACTTCATCCGTCTAAACTTTGTTGCTACCCCAACAGGTGTAACCTTCGCAGAATTCGGTGGATAATTTAAAAAAAGAGTATAAATAAAGAGGAAAATCAAGGAGCAAATAAATGGCAGACTCATCAATTAATTCATTCATGTCAGCCTTCGACGGCGGTTCAAGACCAAATTTGTACTCTGTAACTATGACAAGTCCACAGATTGGTGCTTTACCACAATTACAATTCTTCTGCAAAGCAGCAACATTACCTTCATCAATTCTTGGTGAAGTAAATGTTCCATACTTAGGTCGTATGGCAAAGTATCCAGGAGATCGTCAATTCGAAGATTGGACAATCGATGTTATCAACGATCAAGGAATGTCACTAAGAAATGCATTTGAATATTGGAACGAATTATTTAATTCATATGCAGGTAATGCTACAGCATATCCAAATCCAAGAGCAGCATTTGGTTCTGCTACAGTAGCACAATTATCAAGAAATTACCAAGTAGTTAAGTGGTATCAATTCTTCGATGTTTGGCCAGAAAACATTGCATCTGTCCAATTAGGATATGATCAAAACGATACAGTATCTGATTTCCAAGTAACTTTCAAATATTCATATTTCATCACAAGTTCATCACCATTCCAAGTAAATGGAGTTGGCTTACCAGGCGCAATCGGACCAGGTGCAATAGCAGGTGCTGGTGCAGCAGGATTCGGTATCCCAGGATTTGCTGGCGGTGGATTTGGTGGTGGTTACGGCACAGGAGCAGGTGTAGCAGTTGGCTCAGGTGGCGCAGGTGTAGCAGTGGGTGCAGGTGGTGGCAAGAACTCCACAGCATTCGGTATAAATACTGGAAACTTCAGCTTTGGTATCGGTACAAGCCGTAGCTGAAATTAATCAGTACTTTATAAAAAAGGATCTTTATTATGGCATTTGAACTATTTGGATTTACATTTGGCAAAAAAGATAAGGAACCAGAAAAGGTAGAATCCTTTGTACCCAAGAATTTTGACGACGGTGCATCCGTTGTTGAAGCAGGTGGGTTTCAAGGATTTTACATTGACTTGGATGGTACTTTAAAGGCAGATGTTGATCTAGTTAGAAAATACCGTGAAATGAGCCTTCATGCTGAACTCGATCAAGCAATTGATGATATTGTCAATGAAGCAATAACTGAAGATGCTAAAGGATCAATTGTCGAACTTGATCTTGATAAAGTTCAAGTACCAGAAGAAATTAAACAAATTATAAATGAAGAGTTTGGAACAATTCTTCAATTATTAAACTTCAATAAGAAAGCACATGAACTTTTCCGTAAATGGTATATTGATGGTAGATTGTACTTCCATCACATATTGAACGATGATCCAACTGAAGGTTTGAAAGAAGTTCGTGTTATTGATCCTCTTTTGATTAAGAAGATTCGTGAAGTAAAAAGAAATACAAAACTTGGAAATGTTCCTATCATTGAAGATGTTAGAGAATATTATGTTTTCTCAAACTATGAAAAATTAAATCCATATGATACAAAGGGATTGAAAATATCAACAGATTCAATCAATTATGTGAATTCTGGTTTGTATGATTATTCAAGTAAGAGAATCATTGGTTATCTACACAAAGCAATTAAACCACTCAATCAGTTGAGAATGGTTGAAGATGCTACAGTCATTTATCGTTGGTCGCGTGCTCCAGAGCGTCGTGTATTCTATATCGATGTCGGTTCTTTACCCAAGAACAAAGCAGAGCAATACATGCGTGATCAAATGAATCGTTTCCGCAATAAACTTGTTTACGATGCAAATACCGGAGAACTCCGTGATGATCGTAAACACATGAGCATGTTGGAAGATTATTGGCTACCTCGTAGAGAAGGTGGTCGTGGCACAGAAATTTCCACTCTTCCTGGTGGACAAAACTTAGGAGAGATGGCAGATGTAATGTACTTCCAAAAGAAATTATTGAAAGCACTCAATATTCCAGAGTCTCGCATTGAAGCAAATACCGGATTCAATATGGGTCGTGCTTCAGAAATTTCAAGAGATGAATTAAAGTTTGCTAAATTTATAAACAAACTAAGAATGAAATTCAGTGAAATGTTCTTAAATTTCTTAAGAGTACAATTATTATCTCGACAAGTAATGAGTCAACAAGACTGGGATCAAATTTATCAAAAGATAAATTTTAAATATGCTACTGATTCATATTTTGCAGAATCGAAGCAAGCAGAAATCTTAAGAGATAGAATTGCTATTCTCCGTGATGCTGCAGATTACTCTGGTAAGTTTTATTCGGATAGATGGCTAAGAAAGAATCTTCTCCGTCAAACTGATCTCGAAATTCAACAAATAGATTCTGAAATACAAGAAGAACAAGTACAACAATTAGAAAAACAACAAGAAGCTGTTATGGCTTCACAGTCACAAAGTGCTGGTCAAGAAGTTGCACAACAAGATCAAAATGTTGATACCTCTGGTGGTGCTATAAATACTGCAGCATCACAAACAGGTGATACAACAGGAGGTAAAACATTCGATGTCAGCAGCCTATTATGATATCATAACAGACGAAGGATCTACTTTTCGTTTAAAATTAAAGTTTACGGATATCAATAAAAATTCCATAAACTTATTAGATCCTCCAACAAGTATTATAGAAGGATATGAAGACCAATTTCCAAAAGATTCAAATGGAAATTTATTACCAATAAAAACATATGTTCGTATGCAAGTTAGAGATTCTGTAGATGGTGATTTAATCCTTGTTGAAGAAAACAGTTTAGCAACACAAGGTGATGATGAAACATTATGGGGGCAAAGTGATCTTGACTATTCACATATTAAGATAGATCTTAAAGATGGTAAGAATTCATCAACAAATAAACAAGATCAACCAAATATAATAATAACAATAAGCGCAGATGTTATGGGAAAAATACCCTATGGTAATTTTTTATATGATATTGAAATATTATTCTCTCAAGACATTATTGACCATCCAAATGCTATTGTTTATCGAATAATGCAAGGAAGATTTGTAGTAACACCAAATATAACAAGATAACATACGATGTAATTCTAGTGATTGTTTTTTCAGGATAATAATATAAATGCTTGACTATTTATTACAAGTAGAATTAACAACACCAAGATTTTCTGTCAGAGTTTCTGGTATAGATGAAGTTATAATTTCTCCAAAAATCATAACTGATAGTGTCTTGCAATCAGAACATAAAGATAGAGTTTATAATTTAAAAACTCCTAAATGTCAAGATCTAGATTGTTCTGAATTTTATACATCTTCATTTACTTCTGGAAAAGTATCACAATGTGGTGACTGCTTACCAAGAAGAACAAAAACCACATATACAAAACCATTCGGTTGTCCACAGTGGAATTTTTTAAGTAGATATCTTTTTGATTCTACATTCACAAAACCAACAAGAGTAAGTGATGTCACAACTTATAACCAATACATTACTTGGTTAACTGGAGATCCTGGTCAATCACAATTAAAACAATTTTTGGCAAAATCTGGTTATTGGTTAGGTTTACCTCCATGTGGAAAAGGAAGTTGGCAATGTTTGGTTGATTGTGCTGGTGGTGAAGTTGGTGGATGTTGGGATACTGATTCTCATGGTTCCGCTGGTTTTGGTTTAGTTTATAATATAAATGGTTCTAATTACCAAGTATATGATCCTGTTCAAATTTTATTAGCAGGGTTAACTCCAAATGGTGGAAGTTTTCCTTTACTATCGGGTAATCCTTTGAGTGGATTAACAGCCAATGCCGGTAATCCTTCAGATAGCGATTATGTTGGTTGTGGTAGACCATTTACCATATTAGAAGATGCTAGAAGTTGTTTAGTAAGTCAACCAAAACCAGAAGTATGTGAGGATGAAGAATATCAACCAAAAGAAGGTGCAAATTCAAATTGGGAAAAGAAAGCAATAGAGGGTGATTTTGGTGGAAAAAGTATTTTATCTCAAGGAGAATGTTACCTAGCACCAACTACAAGCGTTATACAAAACAGTTATTCACTTGCAGGTTCTCTTGGAGGCAACATTGATGTTGGAAGATTTGATGATCCACCTTTATTCATAGACCAAGTTATTGAGAATTGCGGTGCATGTCTTTCAAAACTTGTAGAACAAAATGATGGACCAAGTTGTTGCCAGGTTTCATATGGAAAAATTGTAGTAAGAGATTCGCCAATTTGGGATGGATCTTCATGGGGTTCTGGTGGATTTACATGGAATAATTTTTGGGACGATAGTATTCCGGATGGTGGTTTTAGAAATGACAATAACTGTGGTGATCCAACAATTCCATCGACATGTTCTTGGAGTAGTAGTTGCGACGGTCCACAATCAGGTGAAAGTGCAAATGGCATCGGAACCATACCATGCAATAGTGGCTCATTAAAAACTTCATGTCCAGGAGAACTGATTCAAGTTGGTCATTATGAATATTATGATAATTGTTCTGGAGAAGGAGAATTGGTAGCACAATATCCAAAATTTATAACAGATTGTGATTGTTCTAATCTTCCTACATGCTATGAACTATATCAATGCCAATTACCATGTGCAGAAAATAATCCAAATCCATATTATTATTCTCATGGTGCATCAAGAAATAAATCTGAATCAGAGTGTAATTTGAGTTCAGGACAACCTGGGTGTTTTGGTCTTGCTACACTAATATGTGATGCAGAAGATAGACAAGAAAAAGGTGATTATGTTCCTGTTTGTTGTTCGGAAACTACTTCATATCTTTCAAAAACACCTGCTTCAGATGGTACTGGTGGACCAGGAAGTGAGTTTGTCCCATGTCAATCTAACCTTTTTGGTTAATAAACACTAAAAATTATTTTTAATATATAAGATAAAGGATTAAAATATGAGCGATTTTATTAATAAATTATTGAATGGTGATTTGGATGGTTTCAGACAAGAAATTTTCAATACTCTCTATCAAAGAGCAGGTGAGAGTTTTGAAGAAAGAAAAACAGAAATTGCAAACAATCTCTACTCAACACCCGAACAAGAGGCTGACGAAGTAGAGGAAGTAGAAGAAACAGAGGAATAATCAATGAAACTAATCACAGAAACAGTTCAAGATGTTAAGTATGTAACCGAAGCAGCAGAAGACGGTAAAAAGTCACTTTTTATCGTTGGTCCTTACATGGTTGCTGAAGAACAAAACCGTAATGGTAGAGTTTATTCACAAAAAATACTCGAAGGTGCTGTTAAAAAATACATGCAAAATTATGTAAAAGAAGGCAGAGCATTCGGTGAACTAGGACATCCAGAAGGACCAACTGTAAATCTTGATAAAGTTTCACATTTAATTAAAGATCTAACATTCAGTGGTAATGTTTGCGAAGGTAAGGCTAAAATTTTAACAAATACTCCAATGGGTAAGATCGCAAGCAGTCTTATTGAAGAAGGTGCAAAATTAGGTGTTTCAAGCCGTGGTATGGGTTCTTTGAGAGAATTTCAAGGTGTAAACCATGTTCAAGAAGACTTTATGCTTGCAGCAGTAGACATTGTTGCAGATCCATCAGCCCCAGGTGCTTTCGTTAATGGTATCATGGAAGGTAAGGAATGGGTCTGGAATAACGGAATTATGCAAGAAGTTCAAATATCAAATTATAAAAAAGCGATGATGAATACTTCTAGAAAAGATCTAGAACAAACACAATTAAAGATATTCGAACATTTCTTGTCAAAGATTAAAGAATTATAAATAAAAACAGACAAAGATCGATCAAGGAGATTATCAAAATGGATCCAAAGAAACTAGCAGAAGAAATTCTAAACCAACTCTTTCCACAACAAGAAGAGCTCGTAGAAGAGCAAGAAACTGAAGAAGAGGAAGAGGAAGGCGAAGAAGAAGAAGGCGAAGAAGAAAACAACAACGAAAGTGAGCAAGAAGGTAAGACACCACTTGCAAATACTCTTAATATGAAGTCTTCTGCTCCAGCAGGATCAACTTCTGGCAAAGGTACATTTGACGCATCAGGTAAGGGTGTTCAACCATTCCCAGGTGTAGGTCAACCACAAGAATTTGAAGCAACCAATGTTTCAGCAGAAGCAAACCAAGCAACATTAAACATGAAGCCATCATTTGCTGGTGTTCAAATGCCAGCACTAAACAAGGCAAAGGTTCAAGAGGATGTTAAGACACTCTTTGGTGCTGATGTATCAGAAGAGTTTGTCGAGAAGGCATCATCACTCTATGAGGCTTCACTAAACACAAATCTACAAACAATCACAGAGCAAATGGCAAATCTCTTCGAAGAGAAACTTGCAGAGCAAACTATGATTGTTGCTGAAGAATTAGAAAACAAGATTAACGATTACCTATCATATGTCGTAGAAGAATGGGTAACAGAAAATCAACTTGCCGTCGATAATGGTCTTCGTACAGAGATTGCAGAAAACTTTATTGAAGGTCTAAAGAATCTCTTTGTAGAATCCTACATTGAAGTTCCACAAGATAAGACAAATATTTTTGATGAAATGACAACTGCAATTGAAACTCTAGAAACCCGTGTAAACGAAGAGATTGCAAATAATGTATCTCTCCGTGAGAAGGTTGCATTACTAGAAGCAACAGCAGCATTTGAAGAGGAAACAAAGAGCCTAAAGGCAATTGATGCAGAAAACCTAAGAAAACTCGCTGAGAATGTAGAATTCTCAAGTGTAGAGGATTTCCGCTCAAAGGTAAAGGTTCTTGTTGAGAACTATTCAAAGGCTAAGGCTGCTCCAGCAAAGGTCGAGAAAACAGCAGAAAACACCCAAGTCGGTGCTGTAATCGACAATTTGATGGAAGAAACTCACTCAAACGAAGAACAACAATTCGTAAACGAGAGCATTAAGTTATACGCTAATGTCCTCGGAAGAACACTCGAAGGTTAAGTCTAAAAAATTAAAATTATATATAAAATAGAATTCTAAAAAGGAGCTAGAAAAAAATGGACCCCACTCGTCAATTACTTTCAGAATCAACAAAGAACAAATGGAAGCCAATCCTTGAGCACAAGGCACTTCCAGAAATCAAAGACAATTACAGAAAGCATGTCACCACAGTTCTCCTAGAGAACCAAGAACAATGCCTAAGAGAAGCACAAGGCATTCTAGGTACACAACTAGGTACAGCAAACGCAGGTGCAGGCACAACAACTGGTATTGATTCATTCGATCCAATCCTCATCAGCCTCGTTCGCCGTGCAATGCCAAATCTAATGGCATACGACATCGCTGGTGTTCAACCAATGACCGGTCCAACCGGACTCATCTTCGCAATGAAGAGTCGTTACGGTGGTGCAGCTGATTCCACAGGTCTAAGAAGTGGTGCAGAAGCACTCTTCGGCGAAGCAGATACAGGTTTCGGTAACAGCAGTAGCGTTTCTGGTAAAACAGGATCAGGTGCTGGTACTCAACAAGGTACAATGGGTAACCTCTTTTCTGATGATATAGGCAACACAGACGGTTCTTTTGAGCCAGGTCGTGGTATGTCAACCAGTATTGGTGAAAACCTTGGTGGTGGAGCATCTGTAAATGGTGGTACATACGGTTTCAATGAAATGTCATTCACAATCGAGAAGACAGCAGTTGAAGCAAAGACTCGCGCTCTAAAGGCAGAGTACACCATCGAAATGGCACAAGACCTCAAGGCAGTTCACGGTCTAGATGCTGAAACCGAACTCGCAAACATCCTCTCAACCGAGATCATGTTTGAAATCAACCGTGAACTAGTAAGACTAGTTTATGATGTTGCTAAGCTCGGTGCTCAACAAGCAGATCTTGCTGCAAAATCAGTTGCAGTTCTCGGTTCAACAACCGGCGGTGTTTACGATCTAGAGAAGGACTCAGACGGTCGTTGGAGTGCTGAGAAGTTCCGTGGTCTACAATTCCAAATCGAGCGTGAAGCAAATGTTATTGGTTCAGAGACTCGTAGAGGTCGTGCAAACATGGCAATCGTAAGCCCAGATGTTGCTTCAGCCCTCGCAATGAGTGGTATCCTTGACTTCAGCCCAGCATTCAACAGTGCAATGAATACTGATGTCAATGGTAACACCCTCGCAGGAACCATCTCAGGTGGTAAGATTAAGGTTTACATTGATCCATACTCAATGCCAACACATGTTGACACATGGAGTCCAATCAATTATGTTTGCGTAGGTTATAAGGGTACAAGCCCATACGACGCAGGTATCTTCTACTGCCCATATGTACCTCTACAAATGGTAAGAGCAGTTGATACAAGTACCTTCCAACCAAAGATTGGTTTCAAGACTCGTTACGGTATCGTAAGCAACCCATTCGTTCTAGGTTCAGACAACAGCCCAGACGCAATGAGACTACAACGCAGAAGAAACCAATACTACCGCATTTTCCGCGTAGACAACCTACACGGTAACGATGCAAGTTACGGTGGTACATGATAGAATCTAGTTTCTGAACGAGAGGGGAGGTCGAAAGACCTCCCCTTATCATTTCTATAAATACTTGTATGGAAAATCCAGTATTACAAACATTAACAGCAAGAGAACCACAAACTCTTAACTCATTAGCAGCAAATAAATTTCGTGTTGTATTTCATAAAATACCTCATGTAGTTTATTTTTGTCAATCTGTAAATCTTCCCGGAATATCAATAAATGAATATACACAACCAACACCATTTGCTACACCTGTTCGTAGACCTATGGGTGGATTAACTTATGACAATTTTGACATGTCATTTATTCTTGCAGAAGATATGGAAAACTGGAAGCAAATACATGATTGGTTAATTAAACTTCCACCAACAATAAATTTTGCAAATAATTATCAAAAGTATGAAGATAATTTTTCAGATGCAACATTATTGGTTTTAAATAGTAATTCAAAACCATTTTTAACTGTTAATTTTAGAAATTGTTTTCCTACAAATATCGGATCAGTACAATTTGAAACAGATGTAAGTGATGTTTCACCTTTAAAATGTCAGGCATCATTTGCGTATACTGGTTATTATATTGAGAAGTTGACTACTTCATAATCCGTGATATAATTACATCATGACTTTAAATGAACTAATCGAACAAGCAAAACAAGACATGAAGTTTGACGATACAGAACTCGATAAGGAGTCTCTGCGTATTCCCCAGTTACATAACAAGTATCTCAATTTTTATCATGAAGAGAAGTTGCGATATCAGGGATATAAAACAAATTATTCCAAGATGTTCAAACTCAAATGGGAATACTATTGTGGTAAACTCAGCGAGGATCAATTAAAAGAACTTGGATGGGAACCATTTGATCTAAAGATTCTTCGTCAGGATGTAGACATCTATCTAGATGCTGATAAAGATCTAATTGAATTAAAGAATAAGATGTCAATTCAAGAAGAAAAGGTAGATTATTTGAGTTCTGTCCTCAAAGGAATCATGAATCGACAGTTTCATATACGCGACGCTATCTCTTGGCGCAAGTTCCTCAACGGAAGTATATGATAAATACTTGTATATGGATTTAGTGATTGAACCGTTAGACTCTGTTTATATAAAGGTGGACTGTGATAGAAGTTTTGCAAAGGAGTTATCTGACTACTTTACCTTCAAAGTCCCAGGACATAAGTTCATGCCTGCCTACAGAAATAAACTGTGGGACGGACAGATCAAGTTGTATAACATCTACGGACAAACTATCTACGCAGGACTTGAAGACTATGTTATCCAGTTTGCCAAGGATAGGTCATATTCGGTTGAGAACCGAATTACAAAAAATAAAGATAGAGTCACTCTTGAACAGGTTATAGAGTATATTAAGACTCTGAACCCCCACGCTGCAGGAAAGCGTCTAGAACCCCACCAGCACCAGTTAGAAGCGATCCTACACGCTTTAAACGAGCGTAGGAGCCTTCTATTGTCTCCCACAGGGTCAGGTAAGAGTCTAATCATATATGTCCTATGTCGTTATTTGTTAAATCTACTACCAGAAGATAAAAAAATACTAATAATCGTCCCAACCATATCCCTAGTCACCCAGATGTATTCAGACTTTTTTGAATATTCATCCAAGACTGGTTGGAAGACTAGAGAACATTGTCATAAAATTCACGGTGGTCAGGATAAGGATTCCGATAAAAGAATTATTATTTCAACTTGGCAGAGTATTTACAAAATGCCAAAGAAATACTTTGATCAATTTGAAGCAGTGATTGGAGATGAATGTCACTTATTCAAATCCAAATCTTTGAGCACTATTATGTCAAAATTAACAACATGCGATTGGCGTATTGGTACAACTGGTACTCTTGATGGTAGTATGACACATAAATTGGTAATTGAAGGATTGTTCGGTAGAGTAAAGAAAGTTACATCTACAAAAGAATTGATGGATAAAGATATTCTTTCTGAACTATCAATTGATTGTTTAGTTCTTCAATATCCAGAAGAAGTACGAAGAGCAATTAAAAAATTAACTTATAAAGAAGAAATAGATTGGATTATTTCAAATCAAGCAAGAAACGAATTTATTTCAAATCTTGCTTTGAACTTAAAAGGTAATACACTTGTTTTATTCCAATTTGTTGAGAAGCATGGTATGGTGCTTCATCAACTTATAGAGAAACTAAATACTAAGGACAAGAAAGTTTTCTTTGTCTATGGTGGCACTGATGTTGAGATGCGTGAACAAGTTCGTAAGTTATGTGAAAAACAAGACAACGCAATCATCATTGCTTCATACGGAACCTTCTCTACAGGCATCTCAATCCGAAGACTACATAATATTGTATTCTCCTCTCCATCGAAGAGCAGAATACGGGTCTTACAAAGTATTGGTAGACAGTTAAGAAAATCTGAACACAAAGATAAGGCTAGACTCTTCGATATTGCAGACGACTTACATTGGAAGTCTTATCAAAATCACACTCTTCGTCATTACAATGAGCGATTAAAAATTTATGAATCCGAGAAGTTCTCGCACAAGAAGTTAAGTATCAAATTGGAGAGCACATGCAAGACAACGGATACAGACTAATTAAACTCAAGAATGGTGATATTTTAATATCAAAAGTTCTTGAAATAAGAAAAAAGACTTTAGTTGTTGAAAGACCAATGCAGTTTAAAACTGTGGTTCTTGTGAATCAGAACAATATGACTAACACTGAAATGGTAGTGTTTAAACCTTGGATTGATTATACAATAGACAGAATTACAGAAATAGCAGCAGATGGTATTATTGCTATTTCAATGCCTGATTCAAAAATTTCTTCATGCTATGATTTAGAAAAAGAAAAAGAAGACAATCCTGCTATAAGCCAACAAGCACAAAATCTTCAAGATATGACTGAAGAGATTATGGGTACTCCTACAACACAAAATTCAAATGTACCACCAGAAAATGTTAATGTAACATTTAGTGTTCCGCCAGATATGGCAGAAGAAATAATCGATATGATGGCAGAGGCAAAAGCATGGGAAAATATAGATGAAGAAGATTTTGAGGATGAAGATCTTTTCCCAGAGGTTAAGCCCCGTAAGAAGGCAAAGAAAAAGAAGAAGGTAGATCCTTCTTCTAATAAACCCCATCAAAAGAAAAATAAAAAGGATTCCAATGACTTCGGTAATGATTGGTCTGATTGGAGTCCTGATCCTAAAGACTATATCTAGAATAGATCATTAGGTGAACCGTGACACACTAAGTGTAACGAGCGAAAAGGAAATGTCAATAGATTTTCCTTGAAATTCTTTCCAGATGGTGTATGATCCTTTTGTAATGGAGTAAAATATGAAAAAGAAAAAGAAGACAAAGAAAAAGAAATCTAAAGTAGAAGTGAAATTGACAGATGATATAGTCGATGATATAAAAGGTTTCTTAGTAGTAGAAGAAAAACCAGAAAAAACCAAAAAAGTAAAAGCACATTACATTGATAATAAGAAATTTTTCAGTGAAATGGTAGAGTGGAAAAAGCAAGTAAAAGAAGCAAAAGAAACTGGAGATCCCATTCCACCAGTCACCGAATATATTGGACATTGCTTTTTAGAGATAGCAGAAAACTTATCCAAAAAACCCAATTTTATGAACTATCCATTTAAGGATGAAATGGTTGGTGATGGTATAGAAAACTGTTTGATGTATTGTGAAAATTTTGATCCAGATAAATCAAACAATCCATTTTCATATTTTACTCAAATCATTTATTATGCATTTCTTCGTCGCATACAAAAAGAAAAGAAGCAAAACTATATCAAATATAAATTCCTAGAGTCAATGGATCATGATGGCGATTTTAGTCAATATCTGAAGGCTATGGGTATAACAGAAGAAGAGCAAGAAGTATATAAAAAACAAGACGAAGAAAAAAATGATAAGAAGCGTAAGAAGCGTAAGAAGAAAAAGAAAACATTAGAATCCTTTATGGAGGACTAAATGAAAATTGCTATTGTGTGTGATACACATTTCGGTGTAAGGAATGATTCTCCACTGTTTTTAAATTACTTTTTAGATTTCTTTGAGAATCAATTCTTTCCTTATCTTCGTGAACATAATATTAAACAAGTAATACATCTTGGCGATCTGATGGATCGTCGTAAGTTTGTTAATTTTCAAACACTAGCAGAAGTGAAAAAGAGATTTATTTCTCATTTTGATTCTGGTGAATTTGAACTTTGGTGTTTAATTGGCAACCACGATACCTATTATAAGAATACAAATCAAATTAATTCACTTAATCAACTTTTTGAAAACAATAATATCAACATTATTGATAGACCCATGAATGTTCAATTCGACAGTCTATCAGTTGCTCTTATTCCCTGGATCAATAAGGAAAATTATGAAACATCTTTGGAATTCATTAAAACTACGACTTCGCCTTTTATTATGGGTCATTTTGAACTGACAGGATTCGAAGTTCTTCGTGGAGTAAAGCATGAAGATGGTATGAGTCCTGCAATTCTTTCACGATTTGATACTGTTTACTCTGGTCACTTCCATTGTAAACAGAGCGAAAAGAATGTTTCATATCTTGGAACTCCATATCAGATTACATTCTCTGATTTAAAAGAAAGAAAGGGATTCCATATTCTTGATACGGAAACTCGTGAACTAGAATTTATTGAGAATCCAAATCGTATCTTCTATGCTGTTCGTTATAATGATGCAGAACGAGACATGTTGAAGGCAGACTTTGCAAAGTATAAGAATTCTTTTGTTAAACTTATTGTAGAAAATAAAACCAAACCTTATATATTTGACAAGTTCTTAGATTCGATGTATGGTAATGGTGTAGCAAGTTTAAACATCATTGAAGAAAACAATGTTGAACTTAGTTCAGAACACACAGTTGACAATACCAAGGATACGCTTACAATTATCAACTCAGAAATTGATGCTATGGAAGAAGTTCAAAATAAGAATAAACTGAAAACTATCATTCATGAACTATACATGGAAAGCCTTTCACAATGAACATATTTGTATTGGATAAGAATCCAACAACAGCAGCGGAATACATGTGTGACAAACACATCGTAAAAATGATCCTAGAGAGTTGTCAATTACTTTCTACTGCTCATCGTGTATTAGACGGTAAAAAGGTGGAAAGGCAGACCAAGAACGGTAGACGCTATACTTATTACATGTTAGAGGATTCTAAAGTAGATTCTTACATCTATAAGTCTACAATGATCAATCATCCATGCACAATTTGGACTAGACAATCAACTCGTAACTATGATTGGTTGTGCAAGCACACCCTTGCTTTATGTGAACAATACACAAAGCGTTATGGTAAGACACATGTATCTACGCAATTGGCAGAGTGGTTGTTTAAACACCCACCTACTGGTTTAAAGATTGATAGTCTTACTCCATTTGCTCAAGCAATGCCAGACCAGTATAAGCACCAAGATGCAATTAAAGCATATAGGGATTATTATATTTTTGAAAAATCTAGGTTTGCCAAATGGAAACTGGGAAACACCCCTGAGTGGTATTTGGAAGGACTCAAAGAAAATTCTTTACTAAATAGTAAAGAGGAAACGATAAATGGAGCAACCGTCTGAAACATATACTCTACATGACCTGCGCGAAGGTATTGCCAAGCGTAAATTGGTTGTACGCAAGGGCAAAAGAAAAGTATTGTTTCGTTGCAAACCAGGTGAAAAGAAAGTAGGCAGACAATGCCGAAGAATACCATCTTCCCAGTTGACAAAACTTAAAAGAAGAGCTAGATTAGCAGCAAGGAAGGCTCGTACCAAAAGAGTAAGAGCACAAAGAAGGAGAAAGATCTCTCTCCGTCGTAGGAGAAATATCCCGAAAACTCCAAGGTGAAATTTAATTATTTGTCATGATTATATTTAAAAAAGTACGCTGGAAGAATTTCCTTTCAACAGGAAATAATTTTACAGAGATAAATCTAGATAAAACTAGAACCACTTTAATTAGTGGTGAAAATGGTGCTGGTAAGACAACCTTACTGGACGCTATTACATTTGTTTTATTTGGTAAACCCTATAGAAATATTAATATTCCACAATTAGCAAACTCAATCAATGAGAAGGATTGTATGGTTGAGATTGAGTTTGTATCTGGTGGTGTAGAATATAAGATCCGTAGAGGACTTGCACCAAAGATCTTTGAGGTCTACAAGTCGGGTAAGATGATGGATCAGGATGCTAAATCCAAAGACTATCAGAAGATGTTGGAAGAAACCATACTGAAGATGAACTATAAGTCATTCTGTCAGGTGGTTATTCTTGGTTCCACCAACTATGTCCCATTTATGAGACTTCCTGCAGCAGATCGTAGAAGTATTGTAGAAGATTTGCTAGACATCAATGTGTTCTCATTGATGAATACACTACTAAAGTCTCGTATGGCTCAAAT